CAATGCAACCCTTATGGGACCAGACGGAACAAGTCCACCACTTACCGGAACAAGTCCACCCCTTGACGGAACAGGGGTAGGTATAGGTAATATGATTATGCCAAGTGAGCCAGAATATTTTACAAATGCTAGGCCAGATTTTGGAGAACTGCCAACCCAACAACCAACAGGTGGTATGAATTCTGATTTTGCAAATCAATTATTAAGTGGCATAGGTAATCTGTTTGACAAATATTTATCAAGCCCAAGTATGAAACAAAATAATTTAGGTATGGGTTCTACTAATCAAATAACACCACCTACTCCACCAGAACAAATGATGACAGCAGACACACAAAGCTCTATGCCTAGCTCTTTAGGTAGCCAAGGAATGTTTACACCGGGCCGAGGTTATTAATGAATTTATCAAACAACTTTACATTAGCGGAGCTAACTAAATCTCAAACAGCGGTACGTAAGAATATTAATAATGAACCGGGGACCGAAGAGATTGAAAACCTTATTCACCTAGCGAAGACTGTCTTACAACCAGTGCGCGAGCATTTTGGTAAACCAGTCATGATATCCTCAGGCTACAGAAGCCCAGAGCTGTGCGAGGCTATCGGGTCTTCGGCTAAGTCACAGCATGCCAAGGGTGAGGCAGCAGACTTTGAGATTAATGGAGTTGACAACAAGGAACTTGCATCGTGGATTAGTAAAAACTGTGACTTTGATCAACTGATACTAGAATTCTATGATGGTGTTGATCCAAATTCAGGATGGGTTCATTGCTCAGCATCCATGTCAAGATCAAGAAAACAAACACTGAAGGCAGAAAAAGTAGAAGGAAGAACGTCGTACGTTCCAATTCTATTTTAGATCCAATCTTTAAGATCTTCTCCCATAATTTCATTTGCTATGTCTATCTTTCTTCTTAATGCTTTTACAATACGCTCATCTATAGTACCTTCTGCAATTAAATCTATGTACAATACACTGCCAGTCTGGCCGATACGATGTGCTCTATCTTCTGACTGTAGTCTTTTTTCTAGATCATATGAGTTAGAAAAGTAAATTACTGTATTTGCAGCTGTAAGGGTAATTCCATACCCTCCAGTTTGTGGGTTTCCGACGAAATAGCGTGTAGGGCCCTTTTCTTGCTGAAACTGAGCAATGTGCTCCTGGCGAAGGGTAGCATCCACTCCACCGTGATATTCGACTGTAGAAGCTTCTCCGTAAGCTTTTTTTAAAGAATCGACTATTTTTTGTATGTCTTCACGGTAAGTTGCCCAGATTATGACCTTGCCATCGGTTTCTTCAAGACAATCCATCAAAGACTGTATTCTGTTATTTGCAAGATGTTTTATTGTACCGTCATCAGCTTTAAACGTACCACAAGTTACTTGATGCAGTCGCATAAGCTGCGTCATTACATTTACAGTTGACATAACTTTGCCATCTTCTGTCAATGCAAGAGCAGTTTCTTTTAATTGTGCATATATTTCTTTTTGTTCTTTAGTTTGTTCTACAATACGTTTTGTAAATACTTTATCTGGCAAGTCTAAACAGTCTTCTTTAAGAACACGATAAGAGAAGTTCTCAAGCTTTGCGCCTAGCTCATCTAATCTTCTATAACTAGTGACAAGTTGTACTGTACGTCCTCCAAAATTTCTCTTGACCATATTAGCATAACGCATTCTAAAACTGTAATAAGATGGATGTCCCAATAAATCAGGATCTAGAAAAGCACACTGGCTGTATAAATCCAGTGGTGACTTAGTAACAGGAGAGCCGGTTAATATTCTACGGTATTGCGCGAGGTCCGCTATATCCATAATGTTTTTTGTTCGTTTTGCTGTCGGACTCTTGATCGTCGTAGATTCATCAATCCCTATCAAAGCTTTCCCACGTAACATGTTAAGGAAACGGTGCGCAAAGTCCACACCTTTTGTAGTAGAAAAAGCTTCTACGTTCATTATCAATATCTTAAGATCACCTTTATCGTCAAATAAAGTGTCTAGCTCTATCTGTTTCTTCTTTGTAACGTTAGCTTCCCACAATACTTTTGTATGTTTGACGTGATCTGGTAGGTGGACTGGGAACTCTATCTGGTCCCAGTTCTTGTATACACCTTTAGGGGCAATGATTAGGGCACCGTGGATCGCGTTAGTTTCATGTAATATAGCAATGTTATCCACAAGTACTTTAGATTTACCTGTACCCATTTCCATAAATAAGGCATAATTCTTCTCAGCCCAGGATTTTTTAAGAGCTGTTTTTTGGTGCTCATAGGGCTTAGTCTTAAACTTATATGTATCTATCATAAATTATTTTTCTTTTCCTATTGACATTAATGTATATATGATTATCTTATTGTCAAGTTAAAATCATATAAATATAAATGGGAGAGAAAATGAGTACACTTACACTAACAGATCTTGAAGAAGATAGTCAACAACTGATTGAGAAATCAGACATCAAAACTTTAGCACATTATTGTTTAGAGCTACAAGCTCACGAAGAAGAGATTCTAAGACTAGAAGAACAAGTTAAAGATATCAAACAAAAAGCAGATAAAATTTCATCAGAGGTGATACCAGATTTACTTGCAGAGCAAGGGTTGTCATCTTTGAAATTAGCTGATGGTAGCGGAGTAGAAGTTAAAAAAACTTATAGCTGTACAGTAAAAAAAGATACAGCCGAATCAGCTTACAAATGGCTTCGAGAGAATGGACTTGGTGACCTTATTAAAAATGAGGTTGCTGTTACATTCGGTAAAGGCGAAGATAACAAGGCGGAGCAATTGCTTAGCCTTGCAGAGCAAGAAGGTTATGAGCCTCAACAAAAACAAAAAGTTGAGCCTATGACATTGAAGGCTCTCTACAGGGAGCGTGTCGAGGCCGGCCTCGACATGCCTTCCGAATTCTTTCACACGTTTGTGAAGGATCAAACTAAGATTGGCCGGAAATAACGAATAATGAATCATGAATCAAGGAGAAAATAACCATGAATCAAGTAGTAGAAAAAAAGAAGACGGACATAGCTCTAGCGAGCATGTTCGAAGAAGACGCTAACACCGCAATAGGTGAGATGGGATCGGAAGATCTTGCTTTACCTTTTTTACGTGTGTTAGGACAACTATCACCCGAGATAAATAAACGGGATGCCAAATATGTAGAAGGCGCAGAAGCAGGTATGATATTCAATACCGTGACTAAGCAAGCATATGATGGTGAGAAAGGTATCAACATAATTCCATGTTATTATAAACGTGAATTTGTTGAGTGGTCGGATAGAGGACAGGGCACTGCTGCTCCAGTTGCTATTCACCAACCGGGAAGTGAAGTCGTTTTGTCAGCAAAACGTGATGCAAGTTATAAAGATAGACTAGACAATGGTAACTATCTTGAAAACACAGCGTCATACTTTGTACTGACAGAGGACATGCAAACAGCATTGATTTCAATGAAATCGACTCAGTTAAAAGTAAGTCGTAATTGGAACTCGATGATGGCCAGTATCAAACTAAAAGGTAAAAATGGTTTGTTCACACCGGCTGCATACAGTCACGTGTATAACCTTAAAACAGTAGAACAATCAAATGACAAGGGAACTTGGTTTGGTTGGAGTATTGAAAAGGTTGGACCTGTACAAGATAAAGCATTGTACGAGTCAGCAAAAAGTTTTGCGGAGAGTGTGTCTAAGGGAGACGTCAAAGCAAAACATGGTAACGATGCGAAGTCGGAAGACGAAACACCGTTTTAAATAACCATGATGTTCCGGGCAACTCCCCCTGCCCGGAACATAAAGGGGGAAAGATGACAACACATAGAAATAGTTATCATAAATTTAGTTATCGCAAAAAGTTGGTAAATAAATGTATGAATAAAATTTATGAAGAAATGGAAGAAGTATTGTCTGAAATAAAAAAACTTCAAAAAGAAAAAAAGGAATGGAAAAATAGTCCCGAAGGAATTGAATATAGAAAAAGAAAAGCTAAAGAATATGCACAGCAATACAGAGAAAAAAATAGAGAAAAAATTAGAAAGTATCAAAGAGAGTATGCAAAAATTTAAGGATATATTTGAAGGCAATAACAGTGCTTACGGTCAATTAATATTATCAGGCGAAACAACAGAAAAAGGAAAAGCTGTTGGTAAAGCTTTTATCAAAAGAGAATCAATACCAGATCATTTTTGGCAAGATCACATAGATGGAAAAGACCCTGCTCTAGGTGTAATACCTATAAACGAAAACAATGAATGTCGTTGGGGTTGTATTGACGTTGATCAATATAATCTAGATCACATGGCCATCATGAGAAACATTAAAGGATTAGGTTTTCCTTTGGTCACATTTAGATCTAAGTCTGGTGGGGCACATTTATTTTTATTTACAAAAGTATTTATACCTGCATCACTAATGCAGTCAAAATTAAAAGCAATGTCTGAGGCATTGGGTTTTGGTGGCAGTGAGATATTTCCTAAACAAACAGAAATATTAATGGAACGTGGAGACACAGGAAACTTTTTAAATTTACCATATCACGGAGACATTGAAGGACTTAGGTATACTTTTAAAGCTGGTGGTGAAGCAGCTACTTTAGAAGAGTTTTATTCTATATATGACGAGTGGGCTCAAACAAAAGAAGAGGTTCAATCAATTGTAGTAAAAGAAAAGATAGAAGTTAATGAAGCATTTAAAGACGGACCACCTTGTTTAAACACATTGGCTGATGAAGGGTTTGGTGAGGGATCACGTAACAATGCGTTATTTAATGTAGCTGTATATCATAAGCAAGCAAACCCGGACAACTGGGAAGATAAAGTTATGGAGGATAATTCTAAATGGATGAATCCACCATTAGGTTTCCAGGAAGTAAAAGCTTTATTAGCGTCAGTTGGTAAACGTGGGTATGATAAATACAGATGCAAAGATCAACCGATATGCGGTGTATGTAATGCTGCAAAATGTAGAACTAAAAAGTTTGGTGTAGGTTTTGAAGAAGAACAGATGCCAGAGATGGATACTCTTACAAAAATAAATTCTAACCCACCTCAATGGTTTTTAAATGTAGCAGGTAAAAGAATAGAACTTAAGACGGAGCAGTTGCACAATCCTAATTTGTTTGCGATAGCAGTATTAGATCAAGCAAATGTTGTATCACCTATACCTAAAGCAAAAGACTGGAGAGAAATATATTTAAAAGGTTTACTTAACAGTGAAAGTTTTCAAGAAATAGAACCACTAGAATCATTGAAACATAATGAGCAGTTAGAAAACTTATTGTATGACTTTACAATTCACAGATCACAAGCGAGAAAGAAAGAAGATATACTGAATAAATCAGCGTGGACCGATGAAGAAGGGTTTACACATTTCAGAATGGACGATTTCTTTAGCTTTGCGAAAAGAAACAACTGGGAAGTTGATAAGATTAAGACAGGTAATTTAATTAAACAGTTAGATTCTTTTGTAGATGAGATAAGAATGAAACTAAAGAATCAAACTCCTAGAGTTGTTAAGATAAAAGCTATGACAAAGTATCAAGTTGATGTGACTCAAGAGAAATATACGGAGACACCTTTTTAATGAAGTGTTGGAGCTGCAATCACGAATTAATATGGGGTGGTGACCACGACACTGAGTGGGAAGACAACGATGAGGAAGAACATATGATCGTGACAAACTTATCATGTCCTAACTGTACAGCGGTTGTAATTGTCTATCATGGAAACGTAGATAAATGAAAACAATAATACTAGGTCCACCAGGTACAGGTAAAACAACTACACTATTAGATTTAGTAGATGAGTTTATACAGTCTGGTGTCGATACTAAAAAGATAGGTTATTTTTCTTTTACAAAGAAAGCAGCTAACGAAGCAAAAGAAAGAGCAGTTAAAAAGTTTGGTTTAGATGAAGATGACTTTCCATATTTTAGAACACTACATTCTTTAGCTTTTAATTCATTAGGACTAAGTAAGTCTAGAGTTATGCAAGGAGCAGACTACAAAGATTTTGGTAGCAAATGTGGAATACCTATTACTATAAAGAAAGCATACAATAGCGAGGATGATGGCACATTTACTTCTGATAATGAATACCTACAGCTGATAGAAAAAGCTAGAGCAATAGATAGAGATTTAATGGATGTATATGATGATAACACACATTATCTTGATATAGAAAGAGATACGCTGTATCTTTTAGATAGAGAATTAACTAGATATAAAAAAGAGAAAGGTCTTGTAGATTATGGAGATATGTTATTACGGTTTGTTGTCGAGGATGTGGCTCCAAAATTTACTGTCCTCTTCATTGACGAGGCCCAGGATTTATCTCCACTCCAATGGAAAATGGTACGAGCCCTCTGGAGCAGAGCTGATAAGACTTACATCGCAGGAGATGATGACCAGGCTATATTCAGATGGGCAGGCGCAGATGTGGATCATTTCATCGCGCTCAGGGACGAAGTTGACGATATCACAGTTCTAGATCAATCCTATCGTATTCCTGGTGGACCAATACACGAGCTATCACAAAGCATAATACAAAGAGTAGAGAACAGGTATGATAAAGAATACAAACCTAAATCTACTACAGGTAAATTGAACAGGTATTCAGACATTACACAAGTTGATATGAGTGAAGGCGAATGGTTAGTGTTGGCATCAGCAAATTATTTTTTAGACGATATTAAAGATTTATGTGAACTGCAAGGATGGTATTTCTCACATAAAGGTAGAAACTCTATACCTGTAGATTTACTTATGGCTATTCAGAACTGGGAAGCATGGAGAGAATCAGAACAGGAACTAAACTTACTACAGTTAAAGAACTTATATTCGTACCTGGGTGACAGTGTAGCAAAAGGATATAAGAAAGGTAAATCTTTTCATTCAGACTTTAAATATACTAGCGAACAGTGCGTCGCGGAACATGGATTACAAACTAGAGATGTTTGGTACAAAGCGTTTGCAGGTCTAGATACATACAGAGAAAACTACATAAGAAATATGTTAGCTAATAGTGAAAAGATTACAAAGACACCACGTATAACAATGTCAACAATACATGGAGCTAAAGGCGGTGAAGCTGATAATGTTTTAATCTTACCAGACATAACTAAAACAGCTGTAGAAAATAATGATGTTGATCCAGATGAGTTACATAGATTATTTTATGTTGCTGTTACAAGAGCAAAACAAGAACTACATATTTTAGAACCAAGAAACTATGAAAGGGCGTACGTACTATAATGGTCGTGTGTTTAATAAAACAAAAAGCAATTAAAAACGGCGAACAGAAATATTTTACTGGTAAACCTTGTAAGCATGGACATATTGCTGAAAGATACACTAAAGATGGGAACTGCATTGTTTGTCGTGCGGCGCAATTCCAGCGTGACTTTGATAAAAAATCAAAACAACAAAAAATAAATAGAAGCAAACCAGAAGTAAAAGAAAAAAATAGTAAAAGAGACAAAATTTATAGACAAAAAAATAAAACAAAAGAAAGTAAAAGAAAGGCAAAATGGGTTGCTAATAATAGAGAACGTCACAATAATAATTACAATTCATGGTCAAAAAAAAAATACGATACTGACCTTAATTTCAAACTAACTAAAATACTTAGATCACGTCTTACCAGCGCACTAAAAGGCGAACAAAAAGCTGCTACAACTATGGAATTAATAGGGTGCACTACTGAAGAACTTTGGTTACATATAGAAAGTAAATTTGAACCAGGAATGACTAGAGAAAATAATGGTAATGGTGAAGGTTTTTGGCATCTTGATCACAAGATAGCGTGCGCTAATTTTGATCTTTCAGATCCAGAACAACAAAAAATTTGTTTTCATTACACAAATCTACAGCCTTTATGGTGCAAAGATAATTTAGAAAAAGGAGCAAAATGAAATCATTAAAAAAACAAATCGGGGGTAGTCACTACAACCGATACAAGATACAACCCGCGGAATTTATCAATAAAAACAATTTGTTATTTGCCGAGGGAAATGCTATAAAGTATATTATGAGACACCCGCATAAGGGGAGCGGTAAACAAGATCTAGAGAAGGCGATACATTACATAGAAATGATTATCGAAAGAGATTACAGTTGAGAAAAATACAGCCGCCGTTATTTGCACCAGATACTGATTGGGTGCCACCAACTT